AACGTATACAATCACGCAAGTTAAGTGTTATGAATGGGAAAAGCAGGTGAAGTCCTAATGCCGTATTCTAAATACAGTCCGAAGCAAAGAAAATTAGCCGCAGTGGCTCCACCACGCAAGAAGATTACTGCCGCAGACTTAAAGAAGGTTGCAGCAAAGAAAAAAGGTAAAAAGAAATGAAAGCAGGAGCAGCATTAGGATTACTCGCTGGCTTAGGCGCGCTAAATGCGCTGGGTGGTGGCAGAAATGGCACAGGCAAGCGCTTTACTGGCTTGATGGATATGCTAGACGGCGGCGGCGCTGGCGCATCTGGGGATAAATTTGAGGGCGGTGGCCTGTTGTCTATGCTGGGCAATCTCTTTGCTAAGCCGCTTGAAGCGCAGAAAAACGTTGAGCGCATTTCGCGAGACACGAGTGCGACTAAGGCTGTGACAAAAACGCTTGAAGATATGGCTAAAGGTGGTGCGCTTACATCTCGTTTGGATGGTAAAGATGGTTTACTTTCACCTGCACAAAAAGAGCAGCTTGTGATGGATCAAATGGTAAACCCAGACGTGTACGGCATTGGTCAGGGTGGTGAGTTTGCAGGGTCTATGCCTGCGCCCCCTGCCCCTGCTCCAAGTTACGCAACAATGCCTATGGGCGAGGCTGGTCGCGGGACGCCAAGCGCCGCCCCAACTCCATCTGGGCTTATAGCCCCTCAGGCGGATGTAGCGCCAAGCATGATTAATCCCACTGATCCTTTAATTGGTGACACTCGTAACCCAAGCGCATATCGTCCTGCGAACCTTTCTTACGCAGAGATGCGCCCAATAATTGATCCAAGAGGCGCAAGCCCAATGTCCTATGAGGAATATGTGCCTTACATTAGCGATCTTTATAGAAAAGAATATGGCGCAGCCCCGACTGAGCAGCAGTTGCTTTCCGCTTATCAAGTGTACACTCAAAGTATGGGAATGTAATGCCAGTTAAGCGCAAAAAAATACCTGCAAGCAGGAAGTACGCTAATGGCACGACTTATAAAGACAGTCAGGGCAAAACTCATAAGCGCACATCTGCTAAAGGCACAAAGCGTGGTGACGCTTATTGCGCTCGTTCTAGCGGTCAAAAACAAACTGAAAAAGTTAAAGTTCGTCGCAAGGCTTGGGGCTGTCGCGGTAAAAAATCGGTGAGAAGTTAAATGGCTATTACAACCTATGCAGAACTAAAGACAGCGATAGCCAACTGGCTGAACCGCGATGATCTTACAAGTGTTATTCCTGATTTTATCAGTCTTGCTGAGGCTGACATGGATCGCAAAGTGCGTCACTGGCGTATGGAAGAGCGCAGTACAGCAGCTATTGACGCGCGTTACACGCAGCTACCTAGTGGCTTTATGGAAGCTGTGCGCTTTCACTTAGATGTAGATGAGCGCCCCATTGAGCTAGTTACACCTTTGTCCCTGCAGACATATCGCAGAGGTGGTGCAGATACCACAGGTCGGCCAAAGTATTACTCTGTGATTGCTGGGCAAATCGAGGTTTGGCCTACGCCAGATAGCGCCTACACAGGTGAGCTGTATTACTATGCACGCACAACCCCGCTTAGCGACAGCGCAACGTCCAACTGGATTTTGCAATACTTTCCTGATGCATATTTGTATGGTGCATTGATGCACTCAGCGCCCTATCTTGTAGACGATCAGCGCACGACAGTATGGGCTTCGTTGTACCAAAGTGCGATTGATGGTATTAATAGTAACAATGAGAAAGCCAAGTTTGGCGGCTCTGGCTTGCGTATGCAGGTCAACACATTCTAGGAGAAAGACATGGCAACCATTTCAGATTATGTGCTAGACGCCGCACTGTCCAAGCTGGACTTAGAGGCGGACCGCATAGACATTTGCTCACAAGAGCCTACGACTTACACAGAGGCCACAAGCACCTACACGCTAGGCAATAGCACCTCAGTATCGTTTGGTGCGCCAGAGGACGGTGATACGTCAGGCCGCAAGACAGCCTGCGCAGCGATCTCAGATGGCACAGTAACAGGTTCAGGCACAGCAACGCATTATGCGATTACAGACGTATCTGAGAGCCGCCTGCTTTGCACAGGTTCGCTGACTACATCTCAATCAGTTGTGTCTGGCAATACATTTACCACTGCCACGTTTGACGTTGAAATCCCTGATCCTGCATAGGTAAACAATGACACAAATAGTTTACCCTTTACGCGCCAAGATGACGACTACCACAACTGGCACTGGCATAATTACGCTTGGCAGTGCTGTTGGTGGATTTAGCAGCTTTTCTGATGCGCTTTCTGCTAGCAGCTATATAAAGTATACGATTGAAGATGCTGACGGTGGTTGGGAAGTAGGCACTGGGTATTGTGATATTTCAGCAGGGACATTAGGTCGTGATCCTCATGCCTCTAGTAATAGTGGAACAACTATTACTTTAAGCGGTAATGCAGTAGTTTACGCGACAACCTCTCACCATGAGGTTGCTAGTAGGCAGTTAATAGCGTCAGGCACTGTGAGCAATCAAGCTAATCTTTCTTATGATTGGAAACTTGGAACAAGCGGCCTCAATAGTGATGGGTCAACAAAGTTTTACTCAAAATATGAGCTTCTACTAGATCGCCTTACTCCTGTTTCGGATGCCAGAATTTATTTAAGAATAAGATACGGTTCATCAACTTTTAGTAACTCCACATCTACCAGCTCTATTTACCAAGGGCAGTATATGGAGGCGCAAAGTACGACAGATTATGCTCAAGCTACGACGACTAGCGTTCACTACTTGAGTAGATATACCACTATTGGTGGGGCCGCTAGTGAAAGTGGTTGGTCTGGTAGTATTACATTTATGACAGACAGAGATGAGTATGGCGTTGCGCAGTTTCAGCAAATTAATTCCCTTGGCGGTTACATAAGTAGTGCAGGCGCACCAGTAACCCACCAAGCCTTTACTGAGTATGGCTCATCAACAGTTGATATTCAGGGTTTCTACTTATACGCCAGCACGGGCAACTTAGATACTGGCAAGTGGAGCCTTTACGGCGTGAGGGACTAAAATGTCTGAAGAAGCAGAACAAACAGAAGCCGAAGCAAAGCACATTGACCCTGCTGAGCTGGAAAGAACAGAGGCGGAGCTTGTGCGCTGGAAGAGAGATCGTTTGCTTACAGAAACCGATTGGTGGGCTGGCTCAGATCATACAATGTCACAAGAGCAATCTGACTATAGAGTGGCTCTAAGAAACGTACCGCAGCAAGAAGGCTTCCCGTTTTCAATAACGTGGCCTACTAAACCGTAGGTGATTAAATGCTTGGATTTGCACCATTAGCTTCTGCACCGATAGGTGATGAGGGCTTTAAGACTGCTCAGTTATTTGCGAATGAGATAACGTCTGGTGCCGTAGCGGTTGATAACGCAGACGTTAGTGTAATATCCAACTTCAGCGCAGATAGCATTACGCTAGGCGCACCTGTCGTTGATACTGCAACTGTCTTTGAAGATGAAACGATACCAGCCGCAGACATTACGGCTGGCGTTCCTGTTGTAGATAACGCAAACGTCATTGTTGTTTATAACTTTGGCGCGGATGACATAAGCACAACGCCTGTTGTTGACAGCATTGCTGCGTCAGTCATCAGCAACTTTATACCGCAAGAAATAACATCAGGCGCACCAGTTGTTGACGACATTACAGCAGCGGTAATATCTAACTTTGCACCAGTTGAGATTGCGCTTGCTGCACCTACGGTAGACAGCGCGACTGTTGCGATTACATCTAACTTCTTCCCAGTTTCGTTAGAGCCGCAGCCTGTCGTTGATGCATTACCGTTCTTCCAAGAATATGCGCTGACAGTTGTAGACATTACGGCTGGTGTTCCTACGCTGCCAGCAAGATTTACTTGGGATTACCAAGAGCCTATAACCGATAGTTGGACAGAACAGGCCGATGATGATAGTGTATGGACAACGCAGGCTGACAGTAGCGACACTTGGACGGAAACTACAGAGCCGACAGATATATGGACTGACGTGACTGACCCAAGTGATACTTGGTCAGAAGCTGCATAGGAGATTTAGATGGCTATAACGATCACAAAGCCAGACGTGGGCGCATCAGAAGATAGCTGGGGCGATTTAATTAATACTGCCCTAGATGCAATTGTTTTAGAGATAAACAGTAATGCTGACGGTACAAACGCGATCACGCCAAACCTTACAGAAGGTTCGTGGGAGATTAGCACAACGCCTGTTACGGCATCTGCGGCAGACTTGAATGCGATTGATGGATTTGATGCAACTGGCGTGACAATGACTGAAGTCGGGTATTTGTCTGGCGCTTCATCAAACATACAAAACCAAATAGACACGATTAACGCTGCGAGTGGGTCGGGGACAGTTACAAGTGTTGGCTTAAATATGCCAACAGGCTTTTCGGTAAGCGGGTCGCCAGTTACAACATTTGGTACATTGTCTGTAACAATGGCAAGCGGTTATGCGATCCCAACGTCTACACAAGTCTCAAACATCCCTTCATCATCAGATACAAGCAATTGGAATACGGCGTATGGGTGGGGCGATCATTCCACTCAAGGCTACCTTACATCAACGTCTACGCTTAATTCAGATAAGGTTGGGACTGCTTACGCAACGTATTGCGATGATGCAGATAAGGTTGGAACATACGGATTTTGCTTTGAGGCAGCAGATAGCGCAGTTCACTACACATATCCGGGCGATAATATGGGGAGTGTCAGCATGTACTTCTCTGACACTGCTGGCAGCACCAACTCCAGCTTAGCAAGAACTTCAGGAACATGGCGGTGTATGGGGTATTCGTCAACAAAAGACAGACGCACGCTCTTTGTAAGGATTTCATAAAATGGTACAAATTACAGAAGTTAGGAACGCAGTTTCAAAAAACGCAGAAAACACTTTATTTGAGCTAGAAATAAATCACCCAGAATACGGCTGGATACCCTATGCTCTAACCCCTTGGGACACAGACACTACAGTAGATAACTCGCAGTTATTAGCACTAATAGGCTCTGATTACGAAGCGTTTTCTCAGGCAGATGAGGACGCAAGGGTGGCGGCATTTGTTCGCTGGCAGAGAGATAGCTTGCTGCACAGCGAAGTTGACCCAATAGTAAGTAACAATTTGCGCTGGCCAGACTTAACTGCAGAAAAACAAAACGAATGGGCGCAATATCGCACTGACTTGCTTAACGTGCCGCAGCAATCAGGTTTCCCACACACTATCAACTGGCCCACTAAACCAGAGTAACGCGCATGACACTCATACCGCTTAAAATTCCCGCAGGCTTCTACCGCACTGGTACTGACCTAGATGCATCGGGGCGCTGGGAAGATGGTTCACTTGTGCGCTGGCGTGATGGATCGCTGCGCCCTGTCGGTGGTTGGCGTATAAACGAGAATATACCTAACACGCTAGGCGTGGACACAACAAAGTATGCTCCGCGCTCTATGCATACTTGGCTTAGTACAGCAGCCAGTAGATATGTTGCAACAGGCTCTGCAAACGAGCTAGTGGCTGTTGTGTCATCTGGTATAAAGTACGACATAACGCCGCCTGACTTAGTGGACGGAACAGAGGATGCGTCTGTAAATATTGGCTATGGCTATGGCCTGTATGGCAGAGGCACCTACGGAACGCCTCGTCCTGACACTGGTAACATTGTGGAGGCAACCACATGGTCAATAGACAACTGGGGCGAATATCTTGTTGCCTGCTCTACGTCAGATGGCGATTTAATTGAATGGCAGTTGCAGTCTACAACTGGATCGGAGCTTGTTGCAGACGGTGACTTTGCGGCATCTACTGGCTGGACGTTAAACGGATGGGTCGTCGCAGACGGAGTGGCAAAGTGGACACTGACTACTGCGGCAAATCTTGAGCAAACTGTAGGCAGCTTAACGAGCGGAGAAAAGTATTATTTGTCGTTGCGGTTTATAGACCCCGACGCTGACGCTGATCCCGCGACAGTACCATCAGCAAAAGTAAAGGTGTTAGGAACAAATACATCTACAGTGCTTCTTGATAAGACGTTAGAGGTAGGAACCAACACCTATCAATTTTACATTGATGATACGTCATTAGACATACAGATTTACGCAGCCAGTGATGCAGAGCCAGAGTTTCACGTTGATGACGTTTCACTAAAGCTAGGCAAGAACGCTGAGATCATTGCCAACGCGCCAACAGGCAATAAGGGTCTGATCGTAACAGAAGAACGCTTTATCTTTGCTCTAGCTGCTGGCAGCAACCCGCGCAAGGTGCAGTGGTGTGATCGTGAGAACAATACACTCTGGACGCCTGCAGCAACCAACGAAGCTGGCGACATTGAGTTGCAAACATCAGGACAAATTGAAACTGCTATTCGTACACGCGGTCAGACTTTAATTATTACAGACGTTGATGCACACACGGCGCGGTATATCGGGCCTCCATATGTTTACGGCTTTGAGCGCGTTGGCACATCTTGCGGCATCATTTCACGCCAAGCGGCGGCAGACGTTGACATGGGCGTGTTCTGGATGGGCAACGGTGGGTTTTTTCGTTTTGACGGCAACTTGGTTTCTGAGATACCGTGCGATGTCCACGATTATGTGTTTAGTGACATTAACACCTCACAGAAAAGCAAAACATGGGCGTTTACCAACGGACAGTTTGGCGAAATTTGGTGGTTTTATCCCTCAGCGGAAAGCACTGAAATAGATCGCTATGTGGCGTTTGATTACAAAGAAAACCATTGGATTATCGGTGAGTTGTCAAGAACGTCTGGCGCGTCACGCGGCGTGTTTGAGTATCCGATGCTTATGGGGAAAGACGGTGCAATGTATGACCATGAGGTTGGTTTATCATATACTGACACGCAGACACTTGCGGTTACGGTGTCAGGCGGCGTGTTCTATATTGATGGCGTGATTACGCCACAGCTTACCTTGAAGCGCGGTTACACATACATCTTTGACCAATCAGATAGCACAAACACAAATCACCCGATTGCGTTACGCAAAAGTGACGACACCTCATATACTGATGGCGTAACGACAACTGGCACGGCAGGCACAGACGGTAAGACAACATTTGTTGTGCCAAGCGATGCGCCTAGTGCATTAAAATATTATTGCACCGTTCACGGAAACTCTATGGGTAACAGCATTACTATTGTAAACGATACTGGAGTATTTGCGCAAAGCGGCCCGATCAGCATTGGCAACGGCGATAACATCATGCAGGTCACAGACCTAATTCCTGACGAAAAGACGCAGGGCGATGTGAATATCACCTTTAAAAGTCGGTTCTACCCCAACGACACAGAATACACGCATGGGCCTTACACACCATCTAGCCCGACTGCCGTGCGCTTCTCAGGTCGCCAGATTAGAATGCGCGTAGATGGCGATACGCCTTACGCAGCGTGGCGTGTTGGCACAATGCGGGTAGACGCAAAAGCGGGTGGGCGTAGGTAATGGCAGCACCCGTCCTACCCCCTATTGGCGACAACGTTAAGGCTTGGGGCAATAACCTTACTGCATATCTGCGCAGGCAGCTTCCGCGCTTGTACTTCAAGACAGCAGACGACAACCCATCAGAGAACGGCGTTATCTTGTGGGACGATGAAAATGGTTATCCTGTCGTGTCCAAGAACGGCGCATTTGTGCAGATTGTCTTGGAAGATGGTCAATATGCAGGTGCCGTAACAGCAGACCAGACTGCTGCATCAATAAACACAGCGTACGCCTTAACGTACACTTCTAGCATTGCTGAAGGTGTTACAAACGGAACGCCTGCATCGCGTTTGGTTTTTGAGGAAGCAGGCCAATACATGGTTAGCTTTTCTGCGCAGATTGCGTCAACGTCTAGCAGCACAGTTAACTTCTGGTTTTGGCCTCGCATTAATGGCGTGGATGTAGCTGGATCAACCATGAAGAACGCATTGCACCAAAACAGCTCAGTGTTGGTTGTGTCGCGCTCTGCTATATTTGATGTGAGTGCTGGCGATTATCTAGAAGCTATGTGGGCGGTAGACAATACATCAGGCTTTTTAGATGCTACAACGGCAACTGCATTTGCGCCTGCCGCGCCTGCATCTACGATTGCAATAACGAGGCTGCATGGATGAATGCATACACCCCTATAGATGTATTGTTTAAATGCAAGCCTTGGATCGAGGCTGCATTGGAGCGCTCAGGTGGTCACAACACTTGGGACGAAGTATGCGCAGGTATACGCTCAGGTAAGATGCAATTATGGCCCGCAGAGTGTGGGTGCATAATTACAGAAATCGTGGTATATCCTAATACAAAAGCCTTGCATGTGTTTCTTGCAGGTGGTGAATTGGATGAAATTTTACAAATGACTGAAAATGTGAAAGAATGGGCAAAATTGCAAGGCTGTTCATTTGCTTCATTTGATGGTCGCTTTGGATGGCAAAAACCTTTGGAGAAATTGGGCTGGAAGCCTCACTCCATAACAATGCACTTGGAGTTTTAATATGGGTAGCAGCTCAAAGCAGGAAACAAAAATACCAGCGTACATTGAAGAAGCTGGAAAAAGGGCGTTAGAGCGTGCGCAGCAAATTCAGGACTTAGGCTATGTGCCTTACATGGGTCCAGAGATCGCTGAAATTAGCGAGACTGAGCGTGCGCTAAATCGCAACGTGGGCGCGATGGCTTCCGCATTTGGCTTAGAAGGTCCAGCCCCACTTACGATGGGCGATGCAGAAGTTACATCTGCAGGCGGTGTTTCTGGTTATAGCTCTTATCCTGCGTATATGTCGGCATTGCAGCGCTTGCAGGAGCAGCGCCCAGACCAGTATGCATATCTAGCTGGCCTTGGTCGCTTTGACCCAATCACAGGCGCAGAGATTGCGCCGCCCCCAGTACCACAGGTAACAACTGGCCCGCTTGGGGTTTCGCCAGTTTCAGGCGGTGGCAATGACGATAGTCTAAGCCACGCTGAGATTATGGAGATGCATTATGGCATTAAGCCTGCAGGCAGTGTTTCTGGTCTAATGGATACGAAGGGTCAGATTGGGAAATATTCAGGGTCAATGCAAGGCATGTCTCCTATTGATAAAATCAAATCAGACTTAGGGTACGCTAAAGCGACAGTTAAAAAAGATGTAGGAAAGCTGTTCGGCGGCTTGTTCGGAGGTTAAGACATGGGTGCATCAGGTAATCAACCAGTACAGAATGCGTTTCAGGGCGCATCTCAGGCCATGCAGCAAGCAGGTCAGACTTATGGTGGCCTTGCAGGCTTCCAAGCTCCAACAGCGCAAGCTGCGCAGATTGGGCCAGTTGGCTCACTAGCTACGGCAAATATGCAACAGTATATGTCGCCATATACCCAGCAAGTCATTGAGCGTGGGCAGCAAGACATTATGCGTCAACAACAGCAAGGCATGAACCAGCTAGGCGCACAGGCAACTGCGGCGAAAGCATTTGGCGGCTCTCGTCACGGGGTCGCAGAGGGTGTTGCTGCTGGAGAATATGGGCGCATGGCTGGAGACTTTGCAGCGCAGCAGAGAGAAAAGGCATACCAGCAAGCCCTTGGTGCTGCACAGTATGACATTGGTCAAGAGCAGCAGCGCGCGCTTCAGCAAGCTAATTTGCAGCAGCAAACATCGCTGGCAAATCAGCAAGCAGCATTGGCAGGTGCAGGCGTGCAGCAAGCAGCAGCTGGTGGCTTAGCTGGGCTTGGCGGACAGGCATTTGGCATGGGTCAGGCAACGCAAGCTGCAGTGGGTGAGCAAGCTCAATTCCAGCGCAGAATGCAGCAGCAGTTGCTTGACTTGGCTAAGCAGCAATACACGGGTCAAACTGGTGCGCCCTTGGCTGGACTTGGTGCGCTATCTCAGATTTTGAGTGGGATAAGAACCCCAACAACAACCACAACTAGCCAACCTTTTAACCCTGCAACCTTGTTATTTATATAGGTCCATA